TTCAGTCAAGGAGATATGCGTGGTGCAGTCAGCCAATACAAACCCCAGTGTAACAATTACAGGAGGAGCTGTCAAGGCTTCTTCTTTAGTTTCTTGTAGATCAGACCAGCCAGTTTCTCCGCTAGTCTGAGCGTCAATCCAAGTCACCTTCAACATCGGATAGTTCGTAGTCTGGTCCAATGAAGTTGATAACAGAGTCGATAATTGATTCGTATCCACGGTTACAATAATCCTCCAAGTAATTAGTAATTTCTCCCGCCTCATTAGCAGGGAAGATCATAGTTTCCCACTCATCTTCTTGTCGTTCACAGAAGATTGTGCTGGGTAGGATTACCCTAGACACCATGTAAAAGTTACCATTAAATTTAATTAGTTCTTTACGTTCAATCTTGTCGTCTACCATACTTCAAATCCTCCACAGTTCTCAAGGAACTTAATCCAGCTTTCCAAGTGTTCCTTGTTTACAGTGTAAGGAGACTTGGTTGCTACGTTTTCTTGTTCAGCCCGATCCTTTGAGATGAACGTGCCGTTCTCATCGATCAGCATATCATCTGTCTTAAGGATTTCAGGGGACCACTGACCTTCAGAGTCCCAGATCTTTTCTTGTACCCATCCCTTGAGCTTTGCAGCCATTCGGTTACAGGCATCTTGATTCTTTGCTCCGGCTCCGTCATTGAAACTCATTCGGTCCCATGACTCATTGTCAATCTCATAGCAGGCTCCGCTCTCCCACATAGCCTCCATGATAGGTCGCCAACTCCAGCAGTTTGCTCTGAAGTAAACGCCGGGGTTATCATTATAGAACTTATTTCTAGCCTTGAAGTAAGCATCCTGTTCTTCATTGGAAAGTTCCCTGAAGTTTTCCGGCCACTCAGGCTGAATACCAACGACAGTAGGGTTAATTCCTTCTACATCCATACCCATTTTAAGATTCCTTTTCTAGATTTTTGAGTGCAATTGAGATAGGCTTGTACTTATCTCGTTTAATAATAGAAATAATTTTACGATGAGACCAGTTTAGTCTCTTTGCTTTTTCGTGTAGTCGTTTATTGTAGTCACTCACTTCTTAGCAGCGTCCTTCCACTGCATGTAAACAGGGGGCAGATCGTTACGCTTAGAAGAGTTTTCTACAGGGGCAGCACTTAGGTACTGTCCGTTCTTATCATACTTAGTTTCCCACTTAGTGCTGTAGGCTACGATAGGTTCATAGACATCGAGCAATCCTCGACGATGAGCTAGCTGCGTAGTATTAAGACTCGCATTAATCTTAGCTTCATCCATAATGTTAGGGTTAACCTTGATGGTTCTGCCCTTGTATACAAATTCCTTAATCATCCGATCTCCACATTTTGATTAGCACATAAATAAAATACATAGTTCCCATGAGTACCGATGCTCCGAATAAACCGAAGTAATCGTAAGAGTAGATTATTAGGTATAAATAAACATAAAATATACTAATAATACCTACCCATAATACCATAAGAATCATGCTTAGCAAGAAATATAAAGGTAATTCTTTCATAATAATAATAAACCTAGTTGTTACTCTTGGAATAGGCATCCGCATACACCCGCCATCAGCCAGTTCTTTCGGCGTGTCACCGTTCTAGAATTCACGAGATCGTTTCGATCTTTTGTTCCTCAGGGTGGGGAATGAATGACACAACCGCATCGGGGTTGCGTTCAGCGTATACCTTACGACGTTGGAACATACCATTCTTGCCGGTTCTGAAGAACCGTTCTGTCTGGTTGCCTCGTCTGATTTGGAATGTGACACCCTCGAACTCCTTGTGATCCCATTGGATCCAGAGTTTGGGGTACTTGGTCAGCAGGCTGTTGATTTCCTCTTGGATTATTGCCTTGCTCTCTGGACGGAACAAACCAACTGGAGTGATGTCACCCATCTCCGTTTCGAGATGAAGGGAAACATGTCCATTGAATGGCTTGACTACCAAAGAGAAGAAGTCATCAGCCTCAGTTATTGTGGCTTGGATTTCGTCTTGCTTATCGTGCTCAATAAACTGATTGTCAGCATTGAGATCATCAAATACATTACCCATTAGTAACCTTTCTTTGTTTTGAGTTGAGTATTACAACATACGGGCGTGCTGCCAAATTACACCACTCGGGGTTCTCCCCCGCTACCTAGGATCGATGCCGGATATCTCCGAACACAGGACTTGAACCTGTACCTCCCAGTATGTTGGAATACACCTACCAAACTTTCACGGGCTACGCTACTTATGCGTGATAGGATTTCATGCTGACTGATTGTATTATGCCAATCAGCCAGCCGCTTTGGGCCTAAGAACTATTTATACTCGCCCAAACGAGTCGTACTTATGATGGATGCATCCATAAAGACGAGGGGTCCCATAAGTACATTAGTTCAATGTGGACAGGATTG